GTGTTTTTAATTGAGCAAATAACTAATCTCAAAGAGTGGGTTAATAAGTATATTGGAGATTGCACTGATGAGGAATTAAACGATCGTGAATTTATTGCATCAGTTGTTGATCGGGCTATTTTTCATTTTGCGATTAATAGTATATGTAATCCTGAGGATAATAAAGATGCAACGCCCATAGAACGATATACTTTTGATGTAGAAACCAAGAATGGCCTTCCCTCCACGGTTCAGCTTTTTTATGAGGAATCTAAAGATAATGAACCTTTAGCGAATATACATTTGCAAGCAATAGGTTCTGGTTTTTTAACGTTTGTTAATGCATGTCAGGAATATGATGACAACAGCTTAAAATTATTCGCTTCGCTGTTGATTTCACTTTCATACTCTAGTGCCTACACAGATTTAGCAGGAGCAGAAAAAGTGAATATTAATGATGATAATGAGAACTATCTGACAGCTCAGTTTGAAGAGTTATCTCAACGTGATATGAAGAAGTACCTGGGAGAGATGAAGCGTCTGGCAGATGGGGGAGAAATGAATTTTGATGGCTATCTGGATAAGATGTCACATCTGGTGAATGAAGGAAAGCTCGCCCCTGATATTTTAAGCAAAATGCGAGATGCTGCACCGAAATTAATTGACTTTGCTAAGTCGTTTGACCCAAACTCAAAGGAAAAGATTAAAATATATACAGACACTTCTAAATTAATTTATGATTTATTCGGGGTTAAATCGGAGAAATAATATGTGAAGTTCTTCGATGGTATGGAAGGCATTACATAAAAGAACCCAATGCTTATTGGGTTCTTTTTTTCTCTATCAGTGCTATTAGCAGGGAGAGATATCACCGGAGTTTAATGTGTGATTTTTATTTATCGTCGAACCTGGATTGTTTATCATTGGCCTTAACAAAGCTAACGGCTAATAAGATTATTTCCATCACTTCGTGAGAGCTTCATGCCTTGAGAGGATCTCAATTTTCTTTTGCAATGAGACAGGCGCTTCCTGTTGTTATGGTATAGTACCCCGTTATTGAGCCTCCTGAACAGTGATGCTGAATAACATAACCCCATGATATATCGATAAAATAATCTCTACATTTGAAAATGCACGGTAATTCTGAAATGCAAAAAATCAACCAAACCAGCGCAATGCCTGAAAAAACTGACGTTCACTGGAGTGGTCGGTTTAGCGTTGCACCAATGCTCGATAGGATGTATCGTTTTTGAAAAACAATTGGTTATGTGTTTTGTGGGAGCCTATTGGGAACCTATCAAAAGATTTTTTGTCATAACAGTGTGAGATGCAAAACACTGTGATGGTCGCTTTGTTGACATCGCAACTTCTGCAGGTATAATTCGCCACCAATTTGTAACCTGTGTATATGTACAGTCATTTGCTGGTTATAAACACAGTGAATTGCTCTTGCAATCTTCCAAAACTTTTTTGTTCGTGTTAGGTTGAGATAACAGTGATGATACTGTTTGCACATTCAGTGTAATGAGGAGGGTGGTTATGTACAGTCCGGTACAAATAGCCAATAAATTCATAACGTTGGGAAACCAACATCATAATCCTCTGACCCACATGCAACTTCAGAAGCTTACTTATATTGCCCATGGTTACTATTTAGCATTAACAGGTAAGCCTTTGCTCAATGAATGTGTCTCCGCGTGGAAGTACGGTCCAGTTATTCCTGGAATGTACGATGCTTTCAAAGACTATGGGAATAAACCTGTTACGAATGTAGCAGTAGCTCCTTTTGGTGGCATCGTTACTATGGATCCGCAAGCAGAGAGCATTATAGGGGCTGTTTATAAGTTTTACGGCTCGAAAAATGGAATTGAGTTATCAACTCTAACTCATATGCCAGGTACGCCTTGGTCACAAGCTTATAATGGTATTGGCTCGTCGATCATCTCAAATGATGCGATCAAGGCTTATTATCATGATTTATTGAATAACCGACAGCAATGTCAGGGCCTCTGAAAAAGTAATATTCAGGGATGACATGTCTCATAATTCAGATATCTATAAACTGATCGGAGCGGCCGCAGGTGTTGAAAATGGTCGCTCTGAAGCATCCTTAAACTCTACTGACAGCCAAGAGCAGGCTTTTGAATCCGCATTTGAGCCGTCTAATCATGAGCGCGATGATGATTCTTCTTCAGAAAATAAGGCTATTCTGGAGGCAGAAGAGTTTGGTTCTAATACTGGTGCATTGCATGAGTTTATGCAGCAGAACAGAATGGACAGTCTTCAAGCTCAGCTTGATATGCTCAAGTCACAAGTACGGGATAAGATAGCTGACGCAACTGGTAAAGAAATAGACAATGAGCTTCGGACAAAAATGGCCTCATTCACGGTTTGGTTTATGTCGTGTTGGTGCTTATTTGTAGCCGGAATGTTTGTATCATTTCTTATTGCTCATGAAGGAAAGCCGCCAGTTGAAGCAATCGTTGCATTACTGGGAACAAGTACAATTAGTATTGTTGGTTTGGTTGGCTTCGTTGTTAGTGGATTGTTCAAATCTAGAAAAGATGGCGATAAAGAAAAATAACCCGTATATACACGGGTTATTCATGGTCTTAGTTTAGTTATATTTTTGTTTATCCGTTCTGACCTTTTCCCACTCAGCTCGTCCTTCTTCTCGTCTTTTGTCTATGTATTCCGCAAGATCCTGAATATTGATGCAACGTTTTGCTTTTTGTGATGTGCCGATGCGATATGTTGGAACGGGCAACTTACAAGCGTTTGCTTTTGCTTCTGCCGTGGCTGGACTCATGCCAAAGTACTTTTGGCTAACTGCTGAGAGTTCAATGTTAGGGGTATTGAATTCAGCCATCAGTAAAAACAAGGTGTTCATAATTTTCTCCATCAAAACCGGCTGCACCCGGGAAAATCATAATTCTGTGCTGGTGGCAGGAATTAATTTCTGCCAGATAGCGGAAACATATTTTGCCTGATGACGGGCATCAGCCAGGGCGTTGTGCCGTTCGCCATCGAAAGGCATGTCCATTTTGGGGTCGAATCCGATGGAACGCCCAAGCGTAACGATCGTGCGTACATCGTGGTCATTCCAGTACGCCCACGGGCAGATTTGTCCTGCTCGCTCGTAAGCTCCACGTAAAATTACGTTGTCGAAGGTGGCCCCGTTACCCCAGACTTTTAAATATTTCGTATTGTCTGCGTGCCGGTTAATGAAATGGTTTAGTTCTGAGAGAGCATCGCTGATCGACAAAGTATCATCAATACAGATTGCAGCTCGCGCTTCAGGGCTTTGTTTCAACCACCACAGGATGGTATCGCCGTCAGGTGTAGCTCCTTGCTTCATAGCACTGTCTAGGCTGACAACCGCATAGAATTCTTGTCCGATGTCTCCGGTTTCTGGAGTGAAGAACACCGCGCCAATGGAAACGATCGGTGCATCCTTATTTTTCCCCATCGTCTCAAGGTCGATCATTAAGTTGTTCATCACTTCACCTCCTGCGGCGGTTCCGGTAGCGGCATCCAGTGAGTTGCTTGCTCAATACCATTACCCGGCTTAATCGTTGCATCTCCGCGCCGAAAGGTGCTTCCGGTATAGCGTGCGGCGCATATTAGCGGTTCAACCAGAGAGCTATCGAAATTCACCGAAATAAGCACGTTCTGGCCCTTTTCAGGCATTCGATCACTACAGCTTATCCAACTATCCGGAGTTCCCGGAGAGTTGCCATTTACATCGAAGTTTGGCTCTGCGTCCTGAACCAGGAGGATGTAACCATTCTTGGCTGTATCAAGTTCTAACGCCTCGGTGACGGTGCCGAAATAGCGATTACCTAAATCAGCATCACAAGTGCTTACATCAATGGAAACTTCCATGCCTTCGATTAATTCTGGCAAGTTGTAAGTTTGGCTTACAGGTTGGCTACCCTGAAGCATGGCGGCGCGGTGACACCAGATAATCCAGCCAAGCGCCATATCCCATGCCATGTATTCTCTATCGCCATTTTTTGCCCTACGGCGATCTACAGATTCCCCGAAACGCTTCTCCATAAATAATTCATAGGCTGCTCGTTCATCCGATACTGCTGCCAGCGATGCCAGTGCAATTTTAAATGCGGTAAGTATGTTGTTAACCTGACCTATTTCGAATGCTATTTCACTACATACAAACGATTTATCGTCTATTATCGACTCAATTCCGGTAATCGTGTTCTGTAACCATTCTTTGGTAAGAGTATTCATAACTATTTCACTTTAATCTCAATATTTCGCAGCTTTAGCTCTACTGGCAGGTCTGACTTTCCTGTTAATGCTAATGCGAGATTTTCAGGAGTAATGAGAGCAGTTATTGTTTTCCCCCTCGCCAGACGAATAATCATTCGTATCTCGCAATCGTCACATGCTCCCGGTCGAACAATTGATATTTGTCCGTTCATCTCACTCTCCTTTGATGCGAATGCCTGCGGCGCGTGACACATTAACTTCCACGATGCGCACATTTGGTTTGTACATCTCAATCGCTGTCAGCCAGTCAGCGCCGGTCATATGCTTTTCTGCATCGCCATTAGTCCATTGAACCGGCACACCAATAGCTTTCATCGCAATTTCTATTTCCCCGGCAATGGCGCTTTTCCCGCAACCAGTAAAACCAGAGACAACGACAAGAACTTCGCCTTTGGCTGGTTTTATTTCCCGTGCTTCCAGTTCAGCAATACGCTTACTCCCATCCGAGATAACACCTTCGTAATACTCACGCTGCTCGTTGAGTTTTGATTTTGCTGCCTCCAGTTCGTCCAGTAGTGCAATCACATCAGGGTCACTGTCATCAACTACTGTTACGCGTGATTTTTCATAATGCTCGTCGGCAAGTGTGCGACCAATTTTGAAATCTCCATCACCACCATAACCGGAGCAGGCATAAGTGACATGTGCTCCAGATATACGCTGTATTGACATTTCCTCGCCACAAACAGAGCATTCAGGTACTGGCTTAGGTGAATAACGTTCCCGTAGCGCCTGATAATCAATCTCGCTCACTGGTTGCCCTCCTTCATAAAAATAATCCAGTGGGTCTTGTCACCCTTTCCTGTTCGTTGACCGATAACAGGCTTTCTGTCGGTCAGTGCCAATATCTGGCGAACAGGTATTTGCGTTTCATTCCATTTAAAAATCAGAACGCCGTATGGCCACAACACACGAAAGGCTTCTTTGAATCCCTGCCGTAAATCATCACGCCAGGTATCTTTATTCAGCCGTCCATATTTCTTTCCCATCCAAGCGTTATCACCAACACGCTCAAGATGCGGAGGGTCGAATACAACCATCGAAAAGGATGCGTCTGCAAATGGTAGTGCACGAAAATCAGCTATCAGGTCAGGACTGATAATCAGGCGTCGTCCATCACACAATGTGTGCTCTTCCTTTCTGATATCACTAAATATCGCCCGGTCGTCATTCTTATCGAACCAGAACATGCGACTGCCACAGCACATGTCGAGGATTGCTGCATGTCCAGTCACTGGCTGCCTCCTTTGCGAAGCCGTTCCGCCCATTCTTCAAGGGATTTCTCTGCATATTCACCGGACAGGCCATCAATCGGATGCGATTCATTAGCTAACTCTTCTTTTGCTGACAGAATCATGCGTGTAACGTCGAAAACTTCAGCCAAAGGCTTATTGATAAATCCGTGATTGAAAGCAGCAGCAAGACGGCTTGCGGTATAGTTAATACCCTCGTTGCGAGCCTCAGCACGTACTTCATCGAATTTACGCACCAGATACTCAGCATTTGTTTCATTCACTTTCAGATCTCGCGGTACACATTTCCCGCGAAGAAACCCTTCCATTTCGAAAACATTCATGCGCATTTGCGTAACTCCGATAACTCGTTAAAACGTTCCATAAACATCCCATAGGCATGGCCTGGCGACAGTGGAATAACTTTGAACATCTCTGTTGCCGGGATACCTTCCAGAACAGGCCAGAAAGAGCCATCATCAAGCCCGAGATCACGGCGTTCGGTTGCCAGCATAATGAGATCGGCATATTTCACTGGCGTGCTCATAACAGGAGGTAACCCGTATTTCTCACGGATTACGGCGTCTATTTTTTCTTCCATCCGTTTATAGTCAGGAAGAAGTCGTTTCAGTGGCGCGGGGATGTCCTGGCAATATGCTTCTGTTGCATCATGCATTAACGCTTCAAAAGCAAATTCCTGCGGCACCAGCTGGCTGCAAAGCACCGCATGCTGGGCGACACTGTAGAAGTGTGAAAGATGTCCTGCAAAGCGACAGATATTTGAAAGGGAAACTGCGATATCGTTAATCACGATGTCGTCTTTATTTATCTTGTCATAATAAAAATGCTTCCCGGAAAAAGTTTTAATAAATGACATTTCGTTCTCCACTTTATATGCGCTGCACCGCGCTGAATTCTGCTAAAAGGAAGCTCTTACCATCCGGTGATTATTGAGTTAATTACGTTTCCATAAATGCCCCCGCAGGGGCATTTGCAGTAATGAAATCAGGCGGTGAAAGTACCAATAAAGGTTTCTACTTTGCTGTCTTTGAATTTCTCAACAAGCAGATCACGAAATTCGTTAGCCATTTCTTCCTGCATCGCTTCCAGCTGAATAATGCGCAGAACCAGTACAGGACGATCGCCAGTGATAATGCTGAGGCGTAATTTAAACGGACGTTCTTTCAGGCCTTCAAACGGAACGCATTTAAATTCAAATGCCACTGGCATAATGTCTTTGGTTTTCGCTTCGACAGACTCCATCAGAGAGCGTTTGCCGCTGAAGTCATTGTCTTCAAAATCAGCGGTCTGGTTTGCTTCAATTGTGATTTTACGGACTGCCGCAGCCGCTTTGGTTGCCTGAATGGTGTCACCATTAGCATCAAAGCCCACAAGGTAGTCGGCCCAGTCTTCAATCCATTCTGCCAGTGACTTCTGGGAGTTACGCTCGCCATTAACAGACAACAGAGCAGAAAACGGTGCTGTCTTTTTCAGTTTGAGGGTGGCGGTGTTATCTGCGTGACCTGGTTCATCAATAGTACCCAGGTTAAGCACACTGACGGCTCGCATATTATCGGCATCGATAAAGCAGCGGGTGCCTTCATCTGCAAGATCTTTAGAATAACGGGTAAAGTCATCGATGCTGGCAGTGGAAAGCGCACCACGGAAACGGAAGCGATTTAAATTAAATTTTTCCAGATCATGAATGCGGAAATTCTCAGGCAATGCCACAGCATCGGCACCAATCTTACTGATAATTTCATTAACACCCTGAGCAGAAATAAGGGCATGGATTTGATTAATTGCGGTTGCGTCTAAGTTCTGAGACATAATAAGTCCTCACTATATAAAGATATTCAGTGATGAGATAAATAATCAGTTAATTAAGAACGATATTAATGACCTGCTGCGCGGAGTTTTCCGTCAGGTTCACCGGCAAGAGTCAGTAATTGTCCCTGGTCTTCCTGCAGAATAGTCAGGCGACCACCGCGATTGACATACATCGGCGTTTCGGTGGTGTCTTCTTCGGAAATTTTCCCGCGGTTAGTCGGGCGAACATATGAGAGTTTGTGTTTTATTTTCACACGGTTCTCATCAAACGGTTCGATTTCCAGGTTGAGCGAGACCTTACCTTTGGTTTTCGTGTTCATCACACCGGAAGCGACTTCACTGAGAACAGCGCCGATTTTGGTTTCAAATACGCCGCCGTCCAGCTCCCCGATAAATGCCTGCACATCAGTACTGCGTTCGCTAGCCATTTTGCTGCTCCTCATCATATCGACCCTGCAAGGTCGGTTGGTTTCTCCACAAAACAGAGAAGAACACCTGCGGTGGCAGCCGCCCGGGTGGATTGGGTTATGAGCCCGTCGTCCGGTGATGCTCTTCTCTGTTTTGTAAAAAGAGCGGTACCAGCCGGAAGCAAGTGTACAAACTGGTACCGCCAAAGCAGTGGCTGTTGTGGTGGGGTTGTCACTTAAGCGTATGGTCAACCTGACAACCCGGTGCCACTAATGGGGTAAGGATAACCCCGCCATACTTACCGCCGCGCCATTTCGCGGATTACCACAACGCTGAGAGCACTTAGCCAGTTATGGCACCACACTTTGTCGCGGCTCCATAAATGCCCTCATCGTTGCACCCTGGTCTCTTCCCAGGCGTCAAACCGAATCGCCACGCTGGTTAGGCGTCTTATCAGCATCATCATTGACTTGCACATTCCGGCTACCTGGTTTGTTTGCTCGAGCAAGGAGTGGATTGTCCCCTTTAACGTCCCCAGACCGCTAACGACGCATGTGCCATACGCCGTGTTACAACCAAATTTTGTTAGTACCTTGTTTGTTGGTCTGGAAAGAAAGATAAAATGAAGTTGCGTATTATGCAAGTGTTTTGTTGCGACATATGCAATTTGATGGGTGATGAAAAGCCACCTTCGGGTGGCTAATTGATGAGGAGGTAAGGGTTAATTGTGTCGCTTAAGGGTTTGTGACTGGCTGATTAAGACCTTTCCAAAGACCATAAACCGGTGTTCATTTTCGCTGGTAATTCCCCATTCACGGTAAATCTGGTTATCAGAAATCACCAGTAGTTTGTCAGGTATCATTTGTAGTCGTTTGACATAAATTTTATCATCAAAACCAAATACATAGATACCATCTCCATCAAACTGATTGATACTGACATCAACGAAGATGAGATCTCCTGGCTCAATGGTTGGACACATACTGTCCCCACGAACGTTGATAACTTTAATGTGATTGGCTGGCCGTCCGGCAAACATCGATACAGCATTATCAGTTCTGTATTCAATGGCATGAATCACATCAATGACATCACCGCCCTGGATAAGGCCATTTCCCGCACTGGCACTGACATCCAGCATTTCAATACGGAATACATCCTTCACCTGCGCAACATCCTCACTAATACTGTTTTTACATACAGTATTACTTTTGAAGTCTGAGGTAAAGAGATCAGCTATATCAACACCTAAGCTCCTGGCAATATTACTCAGGGCTTGTTCAGTGAATTGTTTCTGCTTACCTGTTTCCAGGCGTGAGATATTCGCCGCATCCACTCCTATTGCTTCAGCGAGATCGGCGATTTTCATGTTCTTCGCCTGGCGAAGTTGTCTGACTCGATTTCCTATGTTCATACGTTTATTACATTTCTTTATTGCGTGTTAAGCAAATCAACTTGCGCAAAATATTTGCGTGAAATAATATGATCATCACGCAATATGTGGAGGTTATATGCAATCACCATTACGGAATGTGCGTAAGGCGCACGGATTTACTTTGCAGCATGTTGCTGCGGGCGTTCAGGTCAATCCAGCGACGCTGAGTCGTATTGAAAGACTGGAACAAATTCCATCTATCGATCTTGCAGAACGTCTGGCCAATTTTTTTAAGGGTGAAATCAGCGAAATGCAGATTCTTTATCCGGCACGTTTTCAATCTAGCCAAAACCAGAATGGGTTTAAACCACAGGAACAGGAGGTAAGCCGTGGGTAAGCATCACTGGAAAGTGGAAAAACAACCTGACTGGTACGTGAAAGCTGTCAGAAAAACTATCGCGGCATTGCCAGGTGGTTACGCTGAAGCTGCTGAGTGGCTGGATGTAACAGAGAACGCTTTATTCAACCGCCTTCGTGCCGATGGTGATCAGTTTTTTCCGTTGGGATGGGCAATGGTTTTACAGCGTGCGGCTAGTACTCATCACATTGCGGATGCTGTCGCACAGTCTGCTGGTGGGGTGTTTGTATCACTTCCTGAAATTGAGGAAGTAGAGAACGCCGATATAAACCAGCGCCTGCTGGAAGTCATCGAACAGATCGGGAGTTACTCAAAGCAGATTCGTTCGGCAATCGAAGATGGGGTAGTGGAGCTACACGAGCAAACAGCAATTAATGATGAGTTGTATCTGTCAATTTCGAAGCTCCAGGAGCATGCAGCACTGGTCTACAAAATCTTCTGCGCTCCAGAAAAGAGTAACGCCCGCGAGTGTGCAGCTCCGGGCGTCGTGGCGTCGATTGCTTCTAGTTGTGGAGAAACTAACGCATGAACAGTTTAACGGCAAATAACCGTTTGTCGCAACAGCTGGTGGTCTGCGTCTCTGAACATCTGTTGTTACGGCATGAATGCAGATTACTAAATCACCTGGCTGTAATTAACCACAGAGAATTTTACCTGACTGTGGGCCTGAATTGCCTTTATGACCGCATCAATGACGCAGCGGCGCTTGCTGGTTTAATCAATTCTTTACTGAACTCTTCTGCCGTAAGGGGAAGGATGAGAGCTAACCAAATGAAACAAATTTTAACTGAGAGCTTACCCTGCCAAGGCATTAATTCTCAGTTTGATAGCCTTTTCTTCAACCTTGAACCTCTTTTTCAGGTCTTCGAGTTCTTTAGCAAGAGCAAGGTATTGCTCTGTAATTCCATATTTAGCAATCAGGTCGGTTGCCAGTTTTGCATCGGCGTTTTCAGGATCATCAATATCTATGATATTTCCATATTTTCCTGTAATAACGGCAATACGGTGCTTACACATTGTACCCATTTCACCAGCCATACAAGTGCATTCTATTTCGAGGTTGCCGCTATTATCGCTGATGGTTACATCGTAAAAACCATCACCTCTGCTGCTGTTAGCCAAAAGTTGGTATCTCACGTTGTATCTCCTTATTTTGAGATAACGGTTAACCCCCATCCTCGCATCATTATTGATCATGATTTATTTCGAGTATACACTGCTTCAGCACCTGAAAAATCAGGTGCCGGGATTGGCGTCCTGAAATTGTCAACGGCGATGTATGACGCGCCAGCGTCTTTTTTATCGTCCGCATTTGTTCACATCCAGATTATGGTGGGCTGGACGGGGGCACCGAAAGGTGCGCCGGTCTCCGTTGACGCCGGTTACGCCAACCCCGTCCAGTTCACCACCAGTGAAATTGGCGTTTCCGGTGGTGGAAGTTTTTCACTGTCAACGGAGGCTGCCATCATGGCTACGATCCCAGCCCTTACTCAACCTGAAATCACCATTGACAACGGCCAAGCCGTTACCACTTCTTTAGCTGTTGCAAACTTCTTCTCCAAGCGTCACGACGATGTGCTGAAAAAGATCCGTACTCTGGATTGTTCCCCTGAGTTTTGTGCCCGCAATTTTGCGGAGACATCTATTTCGGTAAATCAACCGAACGGTGGTACACGCAAGCTTCCTTGCTATCAAATCACTCGCGACGGCTTTGCGTTTCTTGCTATGGGTTTCACGGGTAAACGTGCTGCCCAGTTCAAAGAGGCATACATCAATGCCTTTAACCAGATGGAGAAACAGCTTTCAAAGCCCTCTGTACTGAGCGACGTTGCACATAACGCCAGCGTTCTCTATTCCTACATTTCATCAATTCATCAGGTCTGGCTGCAGCAGCTTTATCCTATGTTGGCAAAAGCCGAATCTCCGCTGGCTGTTAGCTTGTATGACTATATTAATGATGCTTCGGCACTGGCCTGCCTCATAAATTTGTTGCTGAACCCTTCAGAGGTAAGGGGGCGCAAATGATCCGGAATATTTTCAAACGGTTTACCAATCAGACTTTCCGTTGTCCTCGTCCGGGTCAGTGGTACACCACACCTGAAGGGCATGTTCTACGTGTTAGCCTGGTTGACCGTGAATGTCAGAAGGTGATTTGTGAACCGCTGGGCCGTAGTTACCGCGTCAGTATGCCGCTTATAGCCTTTCGCTCCGGAAAAAACATGAAGCATCTCGGAGGTGCTGCATGAGTATGGAGCTGATGGTTAAAGCGATGAAAATTCGAGTGGGAAATCCATTGCGAAAACTGGTTCTGATTAAGCTGGCTGATAATGCCAGCGATCAGGGCGAGTGCTGGCCCAGCTATCAGCATATCGCTGATCAGTGCGAGATTAGCAAACGTTCTGTGATGAATCATATTGCGGCCCTCTGTGAGTCCGGGCTGGTAAAAAAAGTCACCCGGAAAGGTGAAAAAGGTAACTCAAGTAATATCTATCTCCTTCATCTGGATGGTGCAGGAGATTCACTAGGGGGTAGTGCAAATAATTCACTATCTGGTGCAGCAAATTCACCAGGTAGTGCAGGAGTTGCACCAGGGGGTAGTGCAGGAGATTCACCCAGAACCAGTCACTCTTTTGAACCAGTCAAAGAACCAGTCAATGAACCAATAGCTGTTGGTGCATCAGTTGATGAGTCCGTGCTAGTTCGTTCAAACCGACCGGAATACTCTCCGGAGTTTGAGCAGGCATGGCTGGCATATCCCAAACGTGCTGGTGGCAATTCAAAATCTGCAGCCTTCAAAGTCTGGAAAGCCCGTTTGAACGAGGGGGTAAACCCCGAAACCATGCTGGAAGGTGTGAAACGCTACGCGGGCTGGGTATCTGCGATGGGCAATAGCGGCACACAATTTGTGAAACAGGCTGTCACGTTCTTTGGTCCAGATCGTCATTTCGAAGAATCCTGGGAAGTTCCTGCGGTATCTGCAGCCAGACGCGAGGACACGTACTTCAAAGCCAGTTACGACAACGTGGACTACAGCCAGATCCCGGCAGGATTCAGGGGGTGATCATGAGTCTTTTGAATGAAGTTCAGAAATTCATTGAAGCCCATCCGGGGTGTACTTCCGGAGACATTGCGGATGTTTTTGCAGGTTACTCACGGCAGCGCGTTCTGCAGTCAGCAAGCAAGTTACGTCAGAGTGGGCGTGTGGCTCACCGTTGTGAAGGAGATACACGCAGACATTTCCCACGCCTGACTGAGAGAGCGCAGGAGCCGGAACCACAACCAGTTCGTGAAACCAGACCTGTGCGCAATTTCTATGTCGGCACTAACGATCCCCGGGTGATTTTGTGCCTGACCCGCCAGGCGGAAGAACTGGAGTCCAGGGGCTTATACCGTCGTGCCGCAACGGTGTGGATGGCGGCATTCCGTGAAAGCCACTCCCAGCCAGAACGAAACAATTTTCTGGCGCGTCGTGAGCGGTGCTTACGGCAAAGCAGCAAGCGCTCTGCATCGGGTGAAGAGTGGTATCTGTCAGGGAATTACGTGGGGGCTGAATGAGTAATAAATATTGCCAGGCGCTGGTGGAACTGCGGAACAAACCAGCCCATGAACTGAAGGAAGTGGGCGATCAGTGGCGCACGCCGGACAACATTTTCTGGGGAATTAACACCCTGTTTGGTCCGTTTGTTCTGGATCTGTTCACTGACGGTGATAACGCCAAATGTGCCGCGTATTACACGGCGGAAGACAACGCGCTGGCGCATGACTGGTCAGAACGTCTTGCGGAGCTTAAAGGTGCTGCCTTTGGTAATCCTCCATACAGCCGCGCCAGTCAGCATGAGGGGCAATACATCACCGGCATGCGTTACATCATGAAACATGCCAGTGCCATGCGTGATAAGGGCGGGCGCTATGTTTTCCTGATCAAAGCTGCCACCAGCGAAGTGTGGTGGCCGGAAGATGCGGACCATATTGCTTTTATTCGCGGGCGTATTGGTTTTGAACTGCCTGCCTGGTTTATCCCGAAGGACGAGAAGCAGGTGCCGACAGGAGCTTTTTTCGCTGGTGCTATTGCTGTTTTTGACAAGACCTGGAAGGGACCGGCAATCAGCTACATCGGGCGCGATGAACTTGAGGCATGTGGTGAGGCGTTTCTGGCGCAGGTTCGCCAGCAGGCGGAAAAACTGGTCAGGGAGATGGCGGCATGACGACGTTAACTCAATGCCAGCAGCAGGTGTTGGATATGCTGATTTCTTATCAGAAAGAACGTGGCTTCCCGCCAACCAATCAGGAGGTGGCAACCATGCTGGGATACCGTTCAGTGAATGCAGCGGTGGAGCATCTTCGCGCACTGGAGAAAAAAGGCGTCATCACGATAAAGCGTGGCGTGGCCCGGTGGATAACGCTTCATACCGCGGTGAAGGACGACGACAGCGAGGCGGTCGGGATTATCCGCGCACTGCTTGCCGGTGAGGAAAACGCAAGGCTGCGTGCAACCCACTGGTTACATGAGAGGGACCTGAAAGTATGAAGCTGATCCTGCCTTTTCCGCCCAGCGTGAACACGTACTGGCGACACCCCAACAAAGGGGCGTTTGCTGGTAAGAGCCTGATAAGCTCGGCGGGGCGAAAATTCCAGAGCGCGGCGTGCGCAGCAATAGTTGAGCAGTTACGTCGTCTGCCGAAACCAACGTCGGCACCTGCTTCAGTGGAGATCGTGTTGTTTCCTCCGGATAACCGGATCCGCGATCTGGACAACTATAACAAGGCGCTGTTTGACGCCCTGACCCACGCGGGTGTGTGGGAAGACGACAGTCAGGTGAAAAGAATGCTGGTGGAGTGGGGACCGGTTATCCCGAAAGGGAAGGTCGAGATCACTATCAGTAAGTACGAGAAAACGGCGGGTGCAGCCGCCTGATCAAGAGGAGAAACGAAGTATGAATAATCTGATGGTCATTGATGGTATTGAAGTTCGTCGTGATGCTTATGGGCGTTACAGCCTGAACGATCTGCATCGCGCAGCAGTAGCATCTGGTGCAAATGCCAGAACCAAGGAGCCGGGAAAGTTTCTTTCCAGCCAACAAACTGTTGAGCTTGTTCATGAATTGACCAACACCCAGAATTTGGGTGTTGACCCGGTGAGTGTGATTCATGGGGGAAATGAACGGGGAACGTATGTCTGCAAGGAACTGGTGTATGCCTATGCAATGTGGATCAGCCCGTCATTCCATCTGAAGGTGATCCGTACTTTCGACATGGTAACCAGCGCACCGGAAAAATTATCCGGACAGGCTGCTGACAAGATGCAGGCTGGTGTGATTCTGCTGGACTTTATGCGCCGGGAATTAAACCTGTCTAACTCTTCAGTGCTTGGTGCCTGTCAGAAACTCCAGGATGCTGTTGGCTTACCGAATCTGGCACCGCGCTATGCCATTGATGCTCCTGCTGACGCGCCTGATGGCTCAAGCCGCCCCACGCTGTCACTGAGTGCACTGCTGAAGCAGTATGGTATCCGCCTGACAGCTAATCAGGCATATCACCAGATGGCGAAGCTGGGGATCGTTGAACAACGTGAACGATACAGCCGCACTGCGATTAACAACATCAAAAAATTCTGGTCGCTGACGTCGAAAGGTTGCATGTTCGGCAAGAACATCACCAGTCCCGCAAATCCGCGCGAGACGCAGCCGCATTTCTTCGAATCCCGATTCCCTGAGCTGTTAAAGCTGCTCGATACCGTTCATTGAGGTGACCGTGAGAGCACTACTGACCCCTGAAATTGCCCCGCGTATGGGGATCGTATTGTTCAGGCCAGGTTCAGAGCTGATGCCCCTGTTTATGCAGGGGCGTGTCCTGCTGGAGCCTGAGCCGGAACGTTATTCATCTTTCGCCAGTGGTGCCGTTCCGGCGGCATCACAACCGCTGGCGGATGATCCTGCCGTTCGGGCCGTGTTCCGCAATGAGGCAGTGATCCGTCGTGCTGGTGGCGTGGAATGTCTTGAAAGCTGGTTACTTCGTGAAAAAGGCTGCCAGTGGCCTCATTCCGACTGGCACAGCGAGAACATGACAACAATGCGACACGCGCCGGGCGCAATCCGTCTGTGCTGGCACTGCGATAACCAGCTGCGCGATCAGTTCACGGAACGGCTGGAATCAATGGTAACGGATAACTGTGCCCGCTGGGTGTTGTCTGTTGTGCGTCGGGATCTCGGTTTTGATGATAGTCACGTTGTGACAATGCCGGAACTGTGCTGGTGGCTGATTCGTAATGACCTGGCGGATGCCTTACCGGAAAGTGCAGCCCGTAAGGCACTGAGATTACCGAAGCCTGTTGTGCCGTCTGTCACCCGGGAGAGTGACCTTGTGCCTTCGGTTCCTGCCACCAGCATTATCCAGGATAAAGCGAAAAAGGTGCTGGCGCTGAAAGTGGATCCGGAGTCGCCGGAGTCTTTTATGTTACGCCCAAAACGTCGCCGCTGGGTTAATGAAAAGTACACGCGCTGGGTTAAGACACAGCCGTGTGCATGTTGTGGAAAGCCCGCTGATGATCCCCACCACCTGATAGGTTACGGTCAGGGTGGAATGGGAACAAAAGCGCATGACCTTTTTGTGTTGCCTTTGTGCAGAAAGCATCACGACGAGCTGCATGCGGATACCGTGGCATTTGAAGAGAGGTATGGCTCCCAGCTGGAGCTGATATTTCGTTTTATCGATCGTGCGCTGGCAATTGGCGTGCTGGCCTGATTTTTGTGGAGTAAGTTGATGCGTGATATGTATGAAGTATTGGACCGCTGGGGAGCATGGGCTGCAGCAGACAACAGTGGTGTGGACTGGCAGCCGGTAGCAGCAGGCTTCAAGGGGCTTTTACCTCATGGCAAAAAGTCACGGATTCAGTGTGATGATGACGAAGGCATTATGATAGACAGTTGTGTGGCTCGGTTGAGAAGGTATAAACCAGAGGAATATGAGCTCATCATAGCCCACTTTGTTATTGGTATCTCATTACGCACTATTGCCAAAAAGAGAAGGTGCTCTGATGGCACTATTAGGAAGGAGTTGCAAACCGCAATCGGTTTTATAGAGGGGGTTGTAAGTATACTTGTGTAAAATAATAAAAGGCGGTAGTACCGCCTTAATGATCGAATCGTTGTATGTTTTCATGGAATCTACAAAAGTGAATAGATATTTTGAATAGTAAAATGTAGAAACCAACTTGACTTAAAGTTATGGCTTTGCATTTATCATTCAAGAGTTTTTGTAATTCTTCCGTTGGTAATTGGTATACATCATCAAGAAAAACGATGCATTCTTCTAAGTTGTCTGATTCAGGAAGATAAAAAATATTAGTAATTAACTGCTTCCTTATAGCATCAATTTTGCTATCTATTGAAGTCTTAGAAACTCCGTTGGAGAGAAGAATAGCTTCGAACTTAGATAAACTTACTAACGGAGCAAAGACTGCACGCATTGGCACATCACGATTATTACTTGTATCTATATCGCAACTGTTGCTTAATATAATTCCTCGTGTTTTTTTAGTCCCTTTAATTGAATATACTGTAAGCTCCTTAAATATATCTCCCTGAAGTGCAGCATTTTTCAGATCATCATGATAATTGGTAAGGTAGTAGTTAGTGTTTTCAGGGAAATCTCTAAGTGCATTTATTAGCCCTTCTTTTTGAGGAGCTGTTAAATAATATGGAATTTGATCTTTGAATTTCTCGATATCAAAAATGTTATTACTCATCACTTAATCCAAGTATAAATCCCACAGTGAAGCATGAACGACTTTATTTATTTCACTGCCTAAAGACACCTGGTTTGTTGATAATTTTTCATAAAAGTTTGTCATCGAGACTGCAAGTCTTTGATCAACTGAGATTGTGCTCCCTGCTTTATATGTTTGTGTGATGGAATGAACTGAATCGGTAGTTGAAGACTTATACTCCAAAGCGTGATTTTTGACGATTAAACTTTGTTGAGGACCATGCTGTTGATTTTGGGCAATGTCTGTTAATGCTGTTATATGCAGACCATATAAAACCAAAGTTAATACTTGAAGTTGAGCTCGATAAACATGATGAGACGGATACATATCATACCACCATTTCTATTTGTAGGATGGTTCTAGTTCTTGAATTGTTGACTCTTTAAGGCAACTAAAGAAAGCTAATTTATTACAGGAGTGAAGATCATCAAGAATTTTTTTGGGTTCGTTTTTAAACTTATCTATTTCATCAGTATTAGTGATTTGCCTAATACTGTCTATGTCTAGGATTAGTCCTTTTTTATTAAATTCTCCATTATCTGACATGACTAAAGCATGAGATAATATTTGAATTATATTTAGAAATGCGCCTTCATTTTTATCGATTCTGATATTGATCGGATAATTAGACATAGACTCGCCAGCCATATTTAAGCTGACGTTTAGCTTATCAAATAAATTAGAATCGTCTTCTTTTGGGAAAAAATCTACATACTTTAATGAGTAGCGGATGATGTTGTCATTTAAATTTAATTTGTTAAGCTCATTTAATACATGAATGATTTTTTCTCTAAAATGACTCCACCCTTGATATTTGGTGCTGGTGGATACAACAACACCATGGTCACTTAGTCCAATATAGTACCCTTCGATTTCGAGGCGACTGACAACTGCGTAATGTAATTGTTCATCTCCCTCACGAACATTTTTAGGTATTTGACTGGGTGGTAAACTAATTACTGGTTTTGTACAACCTAGAGCGTGAAAAAGAAACCCTGGAACTATTTCCGATATTTGTGTTTCTTTAGAAAAACGCATTTCGAAAGCAGCTTCGATTACTGGTTGTTTTGATAGAGATGTTGGAATGAGCATTTAAAACCCATAGTATGTTTTATGAGCTGATTGGATTTTGAGCATAGCTACCGCACGAATCTTCGAGGAAGATCCAAACATGTGCCTAATGTCGCATCATGCTCAAGGCGGCATAAATTTTGTTTACTGAGTATAAGATTAACAACCATTAACTTCCATCAAAAATGCTAACGCGTACGCAAAAACTATTGTATCGTGTTAAGAGTGGTCACTTCGCCACACAGCTTAAACCTGCCAATAGGCGCTGAGGAATCCCCAGTAATTGGCGGGTAAAAAAGACAGTCATAGAGTTTTGTGATCTACTGATTTGTGCAACCAATCAATGAGATCACTTCTATGTCTGCTCGACAAGTATGTCAGAATTTTTTCCACGATGCGTTAGCACCGTTTCATAAATACCGACAAAATGCTTTGCTGGATGCCACCATCGCTCTCATCAATGGCGCATCACTGACGCTGACCAGCATCGGGCGTTATTTACCTGGCCCGGCTCAGGTCAGAAATAAAATCGAACGCGTTGACCGACTGCTCGGTAATGAATCTCTTCACCGCGATATCCCACTGATTTTCAGAAATATTATTGCCATTCTGACTAGCCAGCTATCTCTTTGTGTCATCGCCGTTGACTGGAGTGGATATCCATCTCAGGAACATCATGTGCTCCGAGCCAGCCTGCTCTGCGATGGACGCTCGCTTCCCCTGTTAATCTGGATAGTCCCGTCAGAAAAACAGCAGAACTAGCAGATACAAAAAAACTTCCTGGATGCCCTTGCCGAGGCTGTAAACCCTGTGGCCAGAGTCATAATAGTTACCGATGCGGGTTTCCAGAGTGCATGGTTCCGGCATATAAGGTCACTCGGATGGGATTTTATCGGTCGTGTCAGGGGAAATATCCAGATGCAGCTGGACAGCAAAGGTGAGTACTGGTTCAGGCGTCAGGAATTACAGGCCAGAAGCAAACCAGAATATCTGGGGACGAGTACACTTGCCCGTTCGGAATATGCCCGGTGTGATGGCCATTTTTATTTACATAAAAAAGAGCCGAAAGACCGGAAGAATCGCCGTTCACGTTGCCGCATAGAGCGTAAATCCCAAATAATGATTGACGTTCTTCGGAAAAAGAACCGTGGCTTATCTTTAGCAGTAGCCTTTAAAGCCCGGGAAATCATGAAATTGTACAGCCGTCGCATGCAAATCGAGCAGAACTTCCGGGATGAAAAAAGCGAGCGCTTCGGGTTCGCTCTGCGTGACAGTTACAGTCGTTCAGTGGGAAGAATGCTGGTACTGAACCTACTGGCGACGCTGAGTACAATTGTACAGTGGCTTATTGGCTATCATGCTGAAAACAAAGGATTACATCTGAGATATCAGGCCAACAGCATTAAAACACGGCGGGTAATCTCGTATCTGACGTTAGCGGAGAATGTTTTACGACACTCCCCGCTAATTTTAAGGCGAACAGTGCTGAGCACAGTTCTTAATCATCTCGCCAAAACCTACCAGAATATGGTGTTGGTTTATTAGCGCTGATTTATGGGATCCCTCAGCGCCAATAGGCGGGTTTTTACGCTCGAAAACGATACAGAACATTGAATTTGATGGCGATTGTGCAATGAGTTTCTCTTGGCATGAAGTCTCTTGACTACATAGAATTTTATTTGTTATGTAAAACAAGTAAATGTTATTGAATTGTTAGAGGATTGGCTATGAATGACAGTGCTCTGCTCAGAAACTATTCACTTTTTGTTGCTTATATGGGCTGTCTTGAGTGGGGAAGTGCTTACTTCTATGGCTTGGGAACTTCCTTTTACTATGGTTTCCCATGGTGGGTTGTTGGGGCTGGCGTAGATGATGTGGCCAGAAGCCTTTTTTATGCTGTTACAGTCATTGTTATATTCCTGATTGGATGGGGAACTGGTGTTGTTTTCTTCTTGTGGATCAAACAAAGAAATAATGTGCAGGATCTGAGTTTTATCAGACTTTTTCTGTCTATATTGCTGCTTTTGCTTTTTCCTGCTCTGGAGTTTTCTGTAATTCATCGGCATGTTGCGCTAGATGTACTGGTTTTATGCGTTATTACTGCATTAATAATGACGCTTTTTGTCAGGTCAGGAAGAAGACTTATTTTAGTCAAATGTTTTTCTGAGGTATCTTTTATTCGTCATCACTTGATTGAGTGTATGATGTCAGGATTTATGATCTATTTCAGGGTATTTTCACTTATTGCTGGTTGGTATAAGCCCCAGTTTAAAAATTAATATCAGATGCTCCACTATGAGAATGTCTGGTACTATGTTCTTGCTCGCTATGATGATCATCTGGTTTTGTCAACATCATATAAAAGTGGGAGTGATAAATTCGTTATACTTAATACTAAGAATGCTGCTAATTTTGAGATTAACATGATCAGAGTACGTTGAAATAATATTTTAAAGGATGGCATGTTAATGTGGCGTTTTATGTGGGGTGAGTGGTTAATTATATAAAATAAGATATCAACTATTAAATTTATATTTTAAAAATGAGGTTACTGTATGAGTAAGTTTAATTGCGTTGTAGGTCTTTTTTTTATTTTTAGTTCTATGTCAGATTATGCGTTTGCTGCTGATGTTAATACAAATGTAGTTACCGTTAAATCAATAAAGGCTGATTGGGCACAGGACTCTGATAATAACAGATATTATTATTTGTTTGATGGTTTGATAGATATTGGAAGTAATTGTGGAAATTCTGACTGGGCACGATCTGGTGATAATAATATTAATAAGATATTACATGAAGCCTATCTTTTAGGTTATGGTGTTAAGATTGGTATTAGTAATGATGCCTGTACTATTACTACTGTGGTAATGGATAAAACATATTGA